ATAACTTGAAGTTATATCCTACTAGTTGGTCAGGGAACCCTTCATGAGCAGTCTTCTGGTCAAGAATTTCGTTCATATATGGCGCGCCGACGTAGTAACTACGCTGGCGAATATGTTCTGCTCCATTCAAGTGGCAGTTCTTTTCAAAACCAGCCCAAGTATGAAGTTTAGCATATTCCCCAAGTATCTCCAGAAGTTCTGGATTATTAACGTCGATATGCTTTAGATATTGGTCGTTTACCTGTGTCATACGATTGGTGTGTCCTTATTTAAACCAGCAGAGAAGTGACGTAAAATCACGGGCCCTGTCTCAGGTTTAGTTCTTGCCCAGTTGAAGGCATTGTAATAATTCCATCTCAAGTCGTCATCGAAGATACCAACTTTGAGATCCTTATATTTTTCTTCTTTCTCGGTCAACCACCAGAGGGAGAACTGATCCCAAGACTTTAGAGAATCAATATAACCTTCGGGCCACCAAGTATCATTCATTTGCTTGTATGTTAAATCCCACCAATCCTGCATAAATTCGCGGACGATTGGTTTAGTCATATCATACAAACATACCCCACCACAAAGAGTAAATTTAGCCATACCTTCTGGTGTGGAGAAATCACGTTCCGCATAAATGTAGTCGCGATCATCAGTCAGTTCAGAGAATACCACATCGTAGTCTTTCATCTCATCCCATACCTTGATGATGTCTTCGTGCTCACATTCCATGTCAGCATCAATATACATTGTTATGTCATATGGCGAACGTGCCATACCCCATAACTTAGCACGATAATGGTTGTCGCAGATAATAACATCATCGGCAACATCATAACCACGTTCGTCAATATATTTTTCTTCTGTCACGAGACAGATTTTACAATCCTCATAGAAGTCTCTTAGACTTTCTGCGAGGTTAAGAGCATACAAATAAAAGTTAGGTTTATTTGATGCTACAATTACGAACCCTTTGGTCTTCTCCATTACTCAGTCCCTTCCAGAGATTCCTGTAGAATGAGAATAGAGTACAAGTCTACTTCGATACGAGACTTCGCACGACGTAACTTTCCTTTTAATTTGCGGTTCTTAGAGGCTTTAATCTCATCAACCTCAAATGCTTCTAATTTATAATTGAAGAGTTTCTCTAACTTACGCGCCTTCTGGTGTTCTAGTTCGCGCTGCTTTTCTTCTTCTTGCTCGGCATTTTTGCGTGTTACCCGATTAGTTGTTTCTTTATCAATGTTATCTTCACCTACAGACCCGATGACTTCATCAAACAACTCATTTGGATTACCGTCTTTATCTACACGGTTCAGTAACATTACTTGCCTTGTTACTCTTCCAACATCATCTTCCATTTCTAGGATACAGTTCAACTTATCTTTTGCGTCTGTTTCCCAAAAAGCATTGTCCATCCACTTTCTGTAACTCATCTATTCATTCTCCAAAAGGGGTATTAAATTCAATTCAGTATTATATATGATAAAAATAAGTGGGCCATTTCTGACCCACCCAATTTATTAACCATTATACACTAATATCAGTCTGTTGTCAAATATTATGCGGTTCTTACATATAAAGTATATGCTTCAACTGTCGAGTAAGACGATTGAATTGTGGTACCAACATAATCACCAACAAATGCGCGAGAGTAATTACCAGCAAAGTCTCTTGAGTAATTACCAGTGAAGTCACGAGCATAGTCACCAGTGAAGTCGCCAGCATATGATGATGTACGAACCCGAGTGTAATCAGCAGAGTATGCTGAAGTACGTAGTCGCGAGTAAGCAGACACTCGAACTCGGCTGAAAGTATCAGTTGAGTTACGAGTATATTCACCTAAGAATCCACGAGTGTAATTACCAATGAAGTTACCGGCGTAAGCAGAAACACGGTTACGGATATAGTTGCCCGCAAATGTTCTTGCGTAGTTACCAGTAAAGTCACCTACGAATTCAGTTGTGTACGCACCGGCATATTCGCCAGCAAATGTTCTTGCGTAGTTACCTGCGAAATCGCCTGCGAAATCACGAGTATAGTTACCAGCGTAGTCTCGTGAGTAGTTACCCGCAAATGTTCTTGCGTAAGTACCAGCGTATTCACCCGCAAAATTGCGTGAGTAAACACCAGTGTATTGACCAGAGAATCCACGTGAGTAAGTACCAGTATATTCACCAACGAATCCACGAGAGTAAGTACCAGTGTACGACGATGGACGTGTACGGGAATAAGTCTCTACACGAGTTCTTGAGAAGTCACGAGCATAGTTACCAACATAAGAAGTAGCATACGCACCAGTGTATTCACCCGCAAAATTACGTGAGTAAGTACCAGCATAAGCAGAAACACGAGTACGGGCATAAGCAGAAACACGAGTTCTCGCGAAATCACGACTATAGTTACCAGTATAAGAGGTAGCATATACGCCAGTATATTGTCCAGAGAAACCGCGTGAGTAAGTACCAGCATATTCGCCAGCGAAACCACGAGAGTAAACTCCAGTATATTGACCAGAGAAGTCACGTGCGTAGTTACCGACGTAGTTACCCACAAAGTCACCGACGTAATTACCGGCAAAGTTACCCGCGTAGTTACGAGCATATTCGCCAGCAAATGTTCTTGCGTAGTTACCCGCAAAGTCACCGGCAAAGTCAGTTATACGATCACGAGTGTATGCGCTACCACGAGTACGGGCATAAGCAGAAACACGAGTACGGGCATAAGCAGAAACACGACTACGTGTAGATGTACGAGTATATTCACCAACGAAGTCACCAGCAAAGTCACCTGCGAAGGCACGAGCATAGTTACCAACGTAGTCGCCAGTGAAAGTAGTTGCGTAGTTACCAATATAGTTACCGGCATAGTCACCCGCAAAGCCGCGAGCATAGTTGCCAACGAAGTCACCAGTGAAAGTAGTTGCGTAGTTACCGACGAAGTTTCCTGCGAAGTTAGTTACACGATCACGAGCAAAGTCACCAACATAGTTAGTAACACGTGTACGAGCAAAGTCACCAACATAGTTAGTAACACGTGTACGAGCAAAGTCACCAACATAGTTAGTGATGCGTGTACGAGTAAAGTCACCCACGTAAGGAGTAACACGTGTACGAGAGTATGCTGATGGACGAGTACGTGTTGATGTACGTGTTGATGTACGAGCATATTCACCAACGAAGTCACCAACGTAATTACCGACGAAGTCTCTTGCGTAGTTACCAACGAAGTCGCCAGCATAACCACGAGCATAGTCACCAATGTAGTCGCCAGCGTAGTATCCAACACGAGTATAATAGCCGGTAGCAGTAAAATCAGTCACGCGGTCACGTGTGTAATCTTCATTCGCAGCACGAGCACGTGTGTAATCTAATGTTGCGGCACGAGCACGTGTGTAATCTAATGTTGCGGCACGATCACGTGTATATGTTTCTGTTGCGGCACGAGCACGTGTGTAATCAACGGTACGCGTATAGTTACCGGTATACACTGGGGTACGAGTATAGTACTCTGCTGCAGATACGAGACGGGTACGAGTATAATCAACTGTTGCTGTTGATGTACGAGTATAAGAAGTAATGAAGTACCCTGTTACACGCGTGTAGTACACAGTCAGGGTGTAGAACTGCCAATATCCTTGATATCGCGCATAAGTTCCGGCAGTGCGTGAGTAAGCCGCCGTCGCCGCGCTTGAACGACTATAGTTACCAATATAAGATGTCGTACTAGTATAGTTACCCATATAAGATATGAAGGTATTGTATGGGTTTGAATAACGGACATAGTCTCCGATAAATGAGGGAGCACGAGTGTATGTATCAACTCTAGTATAGTTACCAGTATATGTTACGGGACGACTATAGTTACCAGTGTATGTTACGCCACGAGTATAGTTACCAGTGTATGTTACGCCACGAGTATAGTTACCAGTGTATGTTACAGGTCGGAGATAGTTACCGACAAAGTTTCCTGCGTAATACAATACACGAGTATAAGCTAGCGTACGAGTTGAAGTCTGAATTGCATTACGAGCGTAAGCTGAGTAACGAGTACGTGTAGAAGTACGTGCGTAAGCAGAACCACGGGTACGAGTATAATCAGTTATGCGAGTACGGGCATAATTACCTACGAAGTCACCAGCATAGTCGCCGACATAGTTTCGGGCATAATCACCTACAAAGTCACCAGTAAAGGTAGTAGCATAATTACCTACGAAGTCACCAGTAAAGGTAGTCGCGTAGTTACCTACGAAGTCGCCAGTAAAGGTAGTCGCGTAGTTACCTACGAAGTCACCAGTAAAGGTAGTAGCATAATTACCTACAAAGTTACCCGCAAAGTTAGTTACACGATCACGAGCAAAGTCACCAATATAGTTAGTGATGCGTGTTCTGGCGTAAGCTGAATAACGAGTTCGTGTTGAAGTTATGGTAGAATCGCGAGTAAAGTCACCAACATAGTTAGTGATGCGTGTTCTGGCGTAAGCTGAGTAACGAGTACGAGCAGATGTACGAGTAGATGTACGAGCATAGTTACCAACGAAGTCGCCAGCAAAAGCACGAGCATAGTCTCCGACAAAATTTCTAGCATAGTCTCCGACAAAATTTCTAGCATAGTTACCGACGAAGTTACCGGCAAAGTTAGTTACACGATTGCGAACATAAGCAGATACGCGAGCTCTTGAGTAAATACCAGCGAAATTAGTTACACGGTCACGAGTATAGTCAGTGATACGAGTTCTTGTGTAATCAGCAGAGTATGCTGAAGTACGAGTTCTCGAATAAACACCAGAATAAGTTGAAACACGGTTACGAGCATATGTTCCAGCGTAAGCAGAAACACGGTTACGTGAATAAGTACCTGAGAACGTTGAACCACGAGCACGAGTAAACTCTCCGGTGTAGTTTCCTACAAAACCGCGAGTATAGTTACCGGCAAAGTTACGAGCATATGTTCCGGCGTAAGCAGAAACACGTGTACGACCATATGTTCCTGAGAACGATGAAGGACGTGTACGAGTAAACGCACCAGCATACTGGCCAGAGAATGAACGAGAATAGTTACCTACAAAGTCTCGAGCATATGTGCCTGAGTAAGTAGAAACACGTGTACGAGCATAAACACCAGAATAAGCAGAAGAACGTGTACGAGCATATGTGCCTGCGTAAGCAGAAACACGGTTACGCGAGTATGTTCCCGCATAAGAACTTACACGGTTACGCGAGTATGTTCCTGAATATGAGGAAACACGAGTACGAGCATATGTGCCTGCGTAAGTTGATACACGGCCGCGAGTATAGGATGACGGACGAGTACGTGTAAACACACCAGTGAAATTAGTAATACGGTTACGAGCGAATGTAGACACACGTGCGCGGGCATAGTAACCAGTAAAGTTACCAACAAATCCCTGTAACCTAACACGAGTGTAGGTTGACTGACGGTTCAATACATATTCGCCAGTAAATGTACGAGAGAAGTTAGTTATGCGGTCACGTGAATAAGTTGACTGACGGTCACGAGAGTAATTACCCGTGAAATCTCCAACATATTCTCCAGCGAAGTTGCGGCTATAGTTGCCAGCAAAGTCACGAGTATAATTGCCGACATAGTTGCCAGCGAAGTCTTGAGTACTAACGCGAGTAGAAACCCTACTAAATGTTGAGTTACGGTCACGAGTATAAGAAGAAATACGAGCACGAGTATAAGCACTATTACGTGTTCTAGCATATGAAACTTCTGCGGTATTTCTTTTAGTGTTTAGTGCGGTACCTACAGCCTTCCAAGTGCCTGGGGCAGTTGGTACACCTTGTGAAGATGAACGCAATTGATAAGAACCAATGTTGCCTGCGGTTGCGCGTAGTGTTTTAATTCTCTGACCAAGAGTGAACTGGATTTGATCATCAGTCATTTCTCGGAAACCAGTGAAGTTACCGCTGACATCATATGATGTTGAAACTGGACGAACCGCAGCAATTGCGGTCATATTGTTTCTTATATAGATACTGTATTGAGTTTCGGTTCCATCTCCCCTTGTATCCTTGAATACGTTAGGAATAAACTGAATATAGTCTACGCCAGGCGAAGATGCTGCTAATCTGAAAGTACCTACGTAATCATTTTGAGCAAGATTACTTAGAACTCGATTAGCAAGATTATTCAAATCACCATCTACCATTTCGTAGAAGCCGGGATTTGAGGTATCGTAGTATCCTACTGGACGGACAAAGTTCGCACCTACTTCATTCGCGGTTCCACCATTTTGATATAACGTAGTAGTGGTAGAACCGGAAGTGATTTGAGAAGCAGGGTGCGTACCCGTTGCTTCATTGAAAAAAGTATCAATAAATGTACCAATACTCATATCACCGGTCAAAGTAATTTGACCCGTATCACTTGAAGGAGAAGATGCTAGTGCTTGTCCCACCGCATACGCAAGATAGTTCTCTTCCGTAGGAGTGAATTCCTGTAGGTCACCATTCGAATTTTTAATTTTTAATGGGATGCTCGATGCTGACACAATTATCGCTCTCTTTTTGTTAAGTTGAAATTAATTGCTAATAACACTGTTATTTATAAGATTATGAAATGTGTAAACCCACTTATCATCCCATAATTTTAAGACTTTCTCGTATTTATAAGAATTCTTTTGTACGGGTTGATAAGTGGGTTTATCTAGATTCGTATAATAAGTTAAACTTCTTGAGGCCAAACAACTTTATCTACGGAGTCTACTACGGTTAGGTCTACTGTATCAGTGATATCTCTTAACGCTTGACGGTAATCAATGTATTGTTGTCGTTTTTCAGCTGAAAGTGGAGCATCAGGTAGCATAGCCCAATCAGTATGGAGAAGTTTAATATCTCTTTGAGCGCGAATCTCGCCCTTGATAACTTCTTTGTCCCATGTCCACTTCGCGGGTGTTACACTTCTATCCCAGAATGAATGATAATTAGGTCGACGGTCAACAGTCAACCATTCGTCCAATTCGTCATCCCATACATGAGTGTTTACAAATTCTTCTAATGCTACACTACCGGCACATTCATAGATACGGTGAATTATATGACCATTACGGTCAGTAACACCATCTTCGGGATAAATGCCATTATCTAAATCCGTTCTTTTAATCACTCCATTTTCATCGTGAAGTGCTACTATAGGGCTAACCCCTCTTTCGTTGTCGCTCATGTTATATTTTCTCCAATTTAAATTATGTTATTCTACGCCAAGGTGGGTTTTACCCACAACATAGGGGGCGAGGGATTGCGTATAAGTTCTTCCACTGTAACCACCGATGTATGATACATTATAGGATCCACTACCCGATGAATGCTCATATATGTGACCGACGAAGCTGCTACCCCCGTAGAAGATTTGAGTGCCGGGCGAGCCTGAGTTGCTGAACAATATAGAGAAGGTTCTTGTATAGCCTGTTACACTAGTAAACTCTAGTTGCGCTGCGCTAATCCATTCTTCTGCACTATAAGGAGCAGTTATATAAATACCATGACCAAGCGGATACATGTAAGATTGGTATTTATCAATGTAAACTTCACCTTCATCGGTAGTTTGAAACATACGACTATCGAAAGAAGTTACATATGCGCCAGTTTTACAGACTAAACCGAAGTTACCCGATTTAGGTAGTGTCGCCATATCTTCTAGTACAGCGTAGTTCACTCCCGTAACGCCGGGCGACCCACCGCTATTTACAGGGAAGAAGGAGATTGAAAAAACATCACCATATAACCAAGTTTTAGTGGCGCTTATCTCGATTTTGCTACCCAAAGGTAGTGTTCCGATGTTAAATAGTACTAACTGTCCCGCCTTAACGGTAAGACCGGTGTTAAATGCTATATACCCTTTACTTACAGTAACAGTTCCACGACCAACTTCATTACTATCAAATAGGATATCTTCATCGGGATTCTTTATTTGTAAACCATATGCCATTATATTATACCCTATATCTTGTAAGCAAGATAACCGATTGTAGATGCTGCGGATAGATTAGTAATAGTAAAAGTTCCGGCAGATATATTTTTTTCAACAGAGTGAGAGAACTCTGCATATGGAGCAGTTCCGCATAATGTATACGCATAACGTAAGCCTGGAGCGTCTATAGTTATAGATTCTCCATTATTTAAATACACACTACCTGAAGTAATAACACGGACGAACGTGTCCATCTGGTCAGCATCAAATGATAGATAACCGCCTGCGGTATAACATTTTAAACCGTAACTCATCCCTACAACTCCATAACAGGTACCCTACTAGAGTGTAACCTGTTTTCGTTTTTTAATTTTGTTATTTCTTTCGCAAGTTCTTTCATCCAGTTTAAAAAACCTAGACCATTATTCTTTGCGCTTTCTACTGTGGCAATTCCAGACAATCTTGAATCATACATGTATGTCGGTTTTGTCTCGTCATGAACCACCATAGTCAACTCACCCTTTTCGTGAGCATCTTTTAATTCTAAGTATTGGAGAGTATCCTCACCAACCACTAAATTCTTAAACCTATATGGAATAACCTTTCTAGACATAAATGTTATTCGTGTAGCAATAGCATCCATACCCATTCCGTATTCTAAGTCCTTGATATATGATTGAAACGCTCGAATCTCCAAATCTGGAGTATGCATCCCATTTCTTAACATCAAGTCTACTACCATCTCTCCCTTACCTAGTTCACTCCAGTCAGATACTTCGGCGAACTGTCCATATTTAGACGTGAGTTCTTTGGGGTTGAGACTCAATCTACTGTCATCTAACGCCCTAGCTATGGAATTTTTATCTCCGAATCCTATAGAGAGAGCATTACTTAACGCTAATACGTCAGGTGCGTCATCTCTATTCAACAACTCAGTATAACACCTTACACCCCTTCGTGTCAAGTAGTCATCACCATCAACTAATACCGCATAAGGAACTCCGTCTTTTTCGAATATATCTAAAAAACTATTCTTTCCAGTTGCGGCAGTACCATCACTCTCTGTTATCATGTGACGGATATTGTTATCTTCGCAGTACGACTTTGCTTGTTCTGAAAACGTACTGTCTAACGTATTAATTATTACTGTAGTATTGTCTTTAGGTAACGTATCAAATTGTCTAGCTAAAGAATACAAATTATGACTTGACAAAACATAAAACATCGTGTATAATCTACTTGTTGTCCAGAGGGATAATATACTAGCCTAAGAATCCCATTATAACTCTCCTTGTGTTATTACCATCATAGATGCTGATAACGTTATTAGTGAGTTCCATTCTTTCACCAGTTTGGCTAGTACCTATATCTAGTGATCCTGTAACTTTGGCATTCGATAATAATACTTCATTACCATCAATCGTGAATGGTTGAACTTCATTGTTATTTGCGTTAACAAATCTGAAAGTGTCAGCAGTAAGTGTGAAGTCAGCAGTTGCGCCATCATTTCCAAACTTAATACCCGCAACTCGTGGATTAGCTTCTGTTCCCGCAAGAAGGTCTAGTGTCCACAATGCGGTAGTAGTACCAGCACTATCAACAAACGCAGAGAACTCTTGTCTTACTGCGGCAATATCAGAATCAATCGCGGCATTTAAGTCTGTTATCAGTTCTGATCGAACCGAAGTCACACGGTCGTCTACTGTCTCAATCTGAGTAACAAGATCACTAGTTGCTTGAGCAACCGCAGTTGTTGTGATATTACCTTGTAAATCTCTAATGAAAACAGCATTGTCTAGTTGTAGAGTTTTTGCTGAAAGCGATGTAACCTGACCACCATTATATGATACAGAAGTCGCGAGAAGTTCTCGTGCGTCAGTCTCCGCATCTATTCTAGCACCAAGATCAGAATCTAATATAATTAAGTCGGTTTGTAACTCAACGACCTTACCCGCTTCAACAACTAACTTGTCACTGTCCGCATCAAGTCGAGCATATAAATCCTCAAGACCTGCTGCCAATGCTGCTTCAATTTGTTCTGGGGTAAACTCAATACCACCGGCAATAAACTGATCCAAAGTTAGACCAATTGAATCCAATCTCGATATAGTGGTAACAATACCATCACTGTTCACGTCGGTACGTGTTGTTAACTGACTTATACCTGAAGTGTTTAACTGAATTAAGTCGCCAAGGTCACTGTTAGCTAAAAGTAAACTGGATTCCACTGAGTCGATAGCACCAGCAAGAATATGTATCTCATCACTGTTCGCATTGACTCTTGATATGAGAGTATTGGTGGCATTCGCAATTGCGTCCGCAAGTAGGTCAGAGTCCACACCATCCAGAACCAAGTTTTCGATGGATGCGTTAGTCTCCGTGATAGCTTGCGATAAACTAGTTATCCCATCACTATTAACATCAACTCGTGATGTCAACTGAAGTAGTCCACTTGCGTTCGCTGCGATATCAGAATCCAGATAACTTACATCAACGCTAAGGTCGAACTGGTCTAGATATTCTTGGTTAATGACCGATAGAAAGTAATCTGAGTCAAGGATACCATTAACAATAGTAGTGAGCTCATTAACATCAATAGAGCTACTATCTACTAACTGAAAGTTGTCATTAATTTTTAAAATCGCAGCGTTAATATTATCTGCTAGATTAATTAACTGTATATTACTCATTGGTTGCCTTACCCTCTATTAGTCGAAAAAGTAATTCTTTTATTTCTGACACATCTTGCTTTAAACCCACAACTTCTTTTGAGAGCGTGTTGATAGTGTCATCCTTTTCTTTTATTACTTTTTGCTGTGCCCTTGCTCTGGTTATTTCGGTTCTGTTTGTATTTAGGATGGCCCCTGATCGACCATCCTTTACTAAGTTATTATACCCTTCAACCCGCAAACGTTGCGACATTATATTACCAACGCAATAGCGCGAAGGTCGGTTATCGTCGGTGATTTAGATGAGTTCGTTGCTGACATAACAATCTTGATCTGGAAGACGTTAAACGCATCAGCTTCTACGGTGTACTCATAATCACGATATGTTTCTGGGTCATCATCAGTAGGTAGAGGTGAATCTATAGTCACCTGATTCCAACCAATAACCGGAACACCTTCGCCATCAACTTCGTACATCGCGTCTTCGGTTAATGAAGTTCTGACATATACATCAAACTCCACACCAACATCACGATGCGCAGCGAATATGATTTTAAGCCCCACCGAAGATTCATCAACCGCAACTGGTTTGGTGATGTGTTGAGCAGCGTCCGATCCGTCAATAACATTCTCTAATGTAATCAATGATACACGTTGTAAGTCTACGACTGGAGACACTTTAGAGTCACCAGTAGTTAGGTTTAGCGTGAGAGATAACGTATCCGCAGCATTCGCTTGTGTTGCTATGACCGCCGGATAATCGTTCACGTTCAATTCGTTCAACACCACTTGATGAGACTTAGTAGTATAGTCTAGTTTCTGTGGTCTAGTTGTACGAGTGGTACCATAAGAATCTCCTAATGTTTTTTCAATAGTAGAATCAATTGAAGTCATGTTAGGGATGAGAGTCTGTACCTGTGGTATAAACTGGTCGAACATTACCTGTTGGGACGCAACAACATTAGAACCACCGCCTACCGCAGACGCAGTCGCAGCGACACCCGTGTTGATAGTGTAACCTGCCCAAGTAGGATTGATTACATTGTGGTATCCATTAATTGAATCAGCAATAACACCACCTACCGCACTCGCTACACCTGAAATCAGCACACCGTCATTATTAGAGAATCCGTGTCCTTCGTGATGTACGAATACAATTGAAGACCCTAGGGTAGTTTCGAATGGATTAATGTCCAATGTAACTTTAGGTAGTTCACTATTCTTCAGTTCCAGTACACCGGCACTTTCAAAGTCCGCACGGTATAAGTTAAACATCAAATCTTTAGTCTGATCGGGAGTCCAAGTAGAACCGTTCTGCGACAAGAACAACGAACCTAATGTAGGCTGACGTGATACTCGTGCTGAACGACTTTGCCCGACGACATATTCGTATGTTTGCGCAGTGTATACATTGTATTCTACTGACTCCGCAAGAAGTACTAAAGCATACTCTTCGCCAGAAGTCAAGTAAATTGGTTCATCGAACTCAATAGTAGTTTTCCCTGCTACAACATCTGACATCTCAGTTGTGTTATCAAAAGGAACAACATTAATATTCGAAGGATTGATAAACTTAACAGAGCCTGGGACAATACGTGAAGTAGGAACGCCGTTCTCTACTGGACGAATTTGTACTTGCATTGGAATAACAGAGTCCTTACTCTCTACAAATATGTCTACCTTAGTAATAAAGAGTCCGTTTGGATTCTCTACTTGGTCTACAATAAATGTCTGTGCGAGAGGATCTCTCCAATAAGTAGTCTCTATAAGTCGAGTACTACGTACAGTTCTCTGTACTGTTTCTAAAGTACCGACTGCCGTGTACCCTGCGCGACTTACCGCAGTTGCTACTGACTCATCTGAGTTGTTGACATCTAACAATTTAAATTCTTGTCTTCCTGTACGGAAATTAATTGTCGGAGTATTAGGTAAGAAGAAACTGCCCGCTAACTCACCTTCTGAGTTTGTAGTAAGAATAGACTTACCACCTAGAGCAGTAGGGTATTCGGTCGCACTAATGTACTCACTACCATATTCTGTAGGATCGTCCGAGAAGTTAGTGAATGTTGGTTCTTGACGAACCCAATCGTTAACAACTTTGTTTCCAAATACTGGATACATTTGAGTGTTAGGACGTAAACCTTGAACTCGGAAGTTAATCTTACGTGAACGCATGAACGGAATAATTTCGATGTTCATTACGCGTCGACCAATATACTCAGTAATAGTTCTAGATGTTGTCGAAGACTGTACTCTGAACCGACGACGAGTGAAGAACGAAGGGAGATACGTGTTAATCCGACGAACTACTCGCTGCATAATGTCTGGTAAGAACTTAGTCTCGACCCACTCATCCGTTGATGGTGATAGAACCAAGTGACCGTTTTGAGTGATTACCGCAAACGGGTTAATATTCATTATACCAGTAGCCAACTCTTGACTAATCATAGCAACGTCAGTAAACGGTAGTGTTACAATGTCACCTTTTCTAGTGATAGTGTTAGTCAAGTCGGTTGCGTCGTACTTTAAACGTACTGCTTGTTCACGGAATGATGCCCCCATCAATCCTTCAGGATCTACCGATGCTCGGTAGTCTGGATGTTCTATATCAGAGTAATCGAATGTATTAAAGTTGTCCGCAATAAACCCTGCTTTGGTTCTATTAAGACCCTGCGCATCAAGTACATCCAGAGAGTTTGTGTTGCTCTCTAGGAAACTCAGAGAGGTGATTTCATAAAGGTTCTCTATACCTTCTTCAAGTTTACCGATGTCTTTCATCGTATAACGCTTGTTAGAAATCTTTGTTGTGATTACATCACTAGTTTGGTGACTATATGCCCCCAATTCAACCTTAAATAATGGTAGCGCACCTACTGGAACGATAGGTTCTTTTGGTTGTTCTGACGCCTGACCACTAATAACCTGAAGTTCCCCGAATCCAATATCTCCTCGACTATCAGTCGCATTTACGACCAACATATCGATACGTGGACTGTAATATGAAACTGAAGGCACTGTTATAGAAGACGCATTCTGTGGTAAAGGTGTTACTGTAAATGTGCTGGAAGTAGCGACCGATGGTCTAAAGTCTAAACTATCACCTAGTTTTACTACAGAACCATTGGTTAGCGTATGTGATGGAATATCTTGAATATCCATACCAGTGTAAGATTTAGCACAAAAGAAACCACCCGATGAGCTAGAGTGTTGGAAGTGTGAGAAGATTACTTGAATCTCTACATTAACACCAGTCGGGGTTGAGTAGCCAGGCTTAACATACAATCGTGTCATGTCATAGTAGTTATCACGTTGTCCGCCATCGAAGTCAACTTGATATGTGATATCATCAGCATCTTCCCAAGCGGTACTATTAGATGATCTTACCTTAACAGATTCTAAAGATACCCCGTCAATTACACCTAGGTCTATAGGTCGTATTGCCCAAGACGCGTCTGGTCGAGTCGCTACGACTGTTAGAGACTGTAATGATTTAGTTCTAGGCGCTGCGGTTATCTCTTCATAACTAATTATATCATACGAAGTACTTGGTGTCAATCCAGTAATATTATTACTTTCAATAACAACATCAGTACGAACAGGGCCATTAGTCTCCGCAATCAACCACTGACTGAACTCGACACTGTTCGCTGGCATGGAAATAGTACCACTGCCATTTGAAGTTAGTCTATAAAATTTCTGAGCAGTGTAAACGATATTTGAAATAGTATCAGGTTTAGCAGCAACACTAGGTAGAGGGAATAATAGATTATTATCCGCAGTACCATAGACACCACTAAGATTTGAATTACTGGTCAATGGTATTTCATTACCACTAGATGCTTCTACTAAATGAGTTACATTAGAGAAGTTATATTGAATCTGCGTCGAAGGATTTTTATTCATTCTGATGTTGAATATATATGCGCGATATCCAACTTGGTCTAATTGTAATCCTCGTAGGTTAGCATAACCAAGAAGAATATTACCTTCGTCTCTGAGTTCTAATCGACCGAATGTGCTGATATCACCTAAACCCTGAGAACCAACGTCATCTAGGTCTACGTATATCCAGTTACCAAAAATAGCAGGAACGTTCTCATTAAGTTTTACGCGTAGAGCAGAGTCTCCAGTTGTTTTAGGTACCTGAAGAGTAGATGCGCCTACGTCCAAACGATAACCGTCCACGTAAGCAATACCTTCTGACACATCTACATTAAAAGTATTGGCGTCTTTGTTTTCAAAGATTGCGGTAAAGTCTGCTACTACGTAATCGCCCGACTCTTCTTTTGTGCGTTGTGCCAGTAAAGAGTTGATGCGGTTGTACGCATCAAAGGAATTAACTTCTCGTGTAATAACACCGTTAACCACACGTGCGATAAATACGAAGTTTTCTTCTTCTAGTACTTTATCTCGTGTAGTAGGAATAAGTTTAATCTTGTAACGATCTGCGCCAGGAGCACTGACATCGGGTAACTGTCCTTGGTTGTCAAAAAGACTATCATCTTCAGCTGAAGAAACGATAGACTGCTGGACTAGAAATCCTAGGTCTGCGGTCGGGGTTCCACTATACTTGTCAATGAAAGCACTACCGCCTTCTACATAGACGAAGTGTCCCTGAACAAAGAAGTCTCCTTCCGCAAGATGTGCCTTAGTGGCCTTACCCGCGCATGGGTGTTCTGCTGTATTGCTAGCAACAACCATGTTGATTCCAGTAGTAGTACCATCAGAAAAACGCAAACTCTGTGATGCGAGAACACGTGGAGCAACAGAATCGTCAAGAACCTGTGCGTTCAAAGTGTCCGTGTATTTAACATACAGTGTTATTGGATCATTATTCTCACTGTCCACGATTTCTAAAACTGTGAATACTACAGAACCGTTGGTGACTTCCCTGCCGACGATATCAGTGTAGATGCTGGAGGGACTTAACCGGATATACTCTAATGAGTTATCAACAGTCGCGCCGCCTGGATTTACCATCGCACCTTCTTTGAAGATGTTTCTACCAAATCTAGCAATTTCTTCATGAATCATTCGTTGCGATTCGGTTAACTCACGTGCTTGAAGAGCACGTCCCGAGTTGAAAAGGACACGGTAGTATCCATCTTCTTTTTTATAGAAGTCTCGGTAAGTCTCTTTAAATGTTTGGTTTGTAAAATCTGCCATGATGAATCCTAAACGGTAATTACTATTTTAATGTCTTCTTGCTGTTCTTCATCGCGACGAATACGTGCGCGATTCTCTATGTATTTAACTACACCAGAAAACCTATCAATTTGACTTCCTTGTTGAACATAATCAATTTGACCAGTTAAGACTACACCAGCTTGAGTGACAGATTCGTTATCTTCAAAGGGTACAAATCCAGTAGATTCGTTATGATGATAGTATACAATGTTATCTATAGATTCATCAACCCATGCCTTAGCACCAGATGTCGCACCGGTAATTATCTTTCCAGCTTCAAAAGGTGATGACGATACTAAATGTAAAGTAGACATTGTTCTTGCTGAAGTGCCAGCGAATAAATTGTTGTTAATGTCGATAGGGTCTTTGATAAGACCAATCTGACGGAAAGAGTTTCCTACTACAAACGTTCCGCTGACCGAACCATCAGGTTTAATATTGGTCATTACTGAACTTGTTTTTAAATCGTCTACTGGATTAAATCCTAGACCATTCCTTGTAGTAATTACTGTTCGGGTGACCACGTTTATACCATCACCGACAATTTTTACAGATGCGTGATTATAACCCTCACCGAAATTTGTCATAGCAATCTTAGTTATAACACCTTCAGGTGAGATTGAAGCAGTTGCGGTAGCACCAGTACCGTCACCATAGATGATTACGTCGGGGGCACTGGTAAAACCAGAACCTCCTGCCGATACCTTAATACCAATAATCTGACCGCCTATGGCAGCTGCCTTAACATTAAACTGTAAGTCCTCTATTGAGTCTCCACCAGCAAGACTGCTTTCTGCTTCTTGTACCGGAAGGTGATTCGATGATAAGAACTGGTAAATACGCTCTGGGGTAATGGAGTACAGGAATTTCCAAGTATAACCGTCAGGTGTAGTGAAAGGTTGAGTATAGTCCGCGACATTCAGTAAACCATAGTTGGGTTCTACTGTCGACTGTCGTGATGAGCCATCTTCTAGTCTACCTTGTACCACACAAACGTATACTTCTTTGGCGTCATTCATGACATACCAAGGTGTCCAAGGTTCAACAATGTCAGACGCAATTGTGTCGTCCCAAGCAGAGTACACTGAACCGTAAGACCAGTTGACCCTTTTAGCGACAAAAGTAGCATCCTCAACCTTCTTAATTGATTGAAGATTGTTGCGAAACTCTCGCTCTTCTGCGGGACTATCTACCGGAGCAATTACCGTGTCTAGTTCGTTGAAGGTATCGCTTTTTCCGATACCAATGTAGTAGGTCGACTCACTACCTTTGATATCAGTCAAAAGGTCGTTCGCCAAGTCTCTACTCATCGTCTGTCTTACTATAGCTGGCATTGTTATTCTTTCCTGTTAGAAATTATATTCTTTATTTATACGTATCTTAGCCAGTGGTTCCCAAGAATTTGTTCAACCAGTGCTGTTTCTGTACATGATTCATTAATAAGTCCTGATATATGATGGGAAGTTCGTACGGACTACTCCTCCACCTAGGGACATACTTGAGTGCTTCAGCTCGTAGAGGTTCTAAGTATTCATCGTAACTGTGGACTTTCTGAGCACTACCTTCGGTTGTTCTATCAATACAATACATGTCACTAGACATAGTTAGGAAGTAACAAAGATTTCCTTTTTGATGCTCACCTAGTAGTTTGTATGTGTATGCGTGGTCTTCTCCATTACCTATATCTTCGCTGAGTCTCTGCTTAGCGGACTTGCGACTTTGTAGT